CCGGGCAAAACGCCCCGCCCTCTGCAGGTAAGGCGAAAAAGACAGTTAGAAGCACTCGGCTTTTCGGTGTACTGCATCGACAGGCCCGAACAGATAGAAACAGTACTACAGGAGATTGGAGGTGATGCCCGATGAAGTTCATACCACACGATTACCAGCAGTTCTGCATTGACTACCTTGAGAGCCATCCCATTGCTGCGATATTTCTTGATATGGGCTTAGGTTGAGCAAAACAGCAATCACGCTTTCCGCCATCTTCGACCTCTGCCTGGACAGCTTTCTGATCCGCAAGGTGCTGGTCATCGCACCGCTGCGTGTCGCCAGAGATACATGGCCTGCGGAGATCCACAAGTGGGATCATCTGCATGGGCTGACCTACTCGGTGGCGGTCGGCACGGAAACCGAGCGCAAGGCGGCACTCCGGCAGCGGGTCAGCGTGTACATCATCAATCGGGAGAATGTCCAGTGGCTCATTGAGGAGAGCGGCATTCCCTTTGACTACGACATGGTGGTCATCGATGAGCTGTCCTCCTTTAAGAGCTACCAGGCAAAGCGATTCCGTAGTCTGCTGAAAGTCCGCCCCGGTGTCAAACGCATCGTGGGGCTGACCGGCACACCCAGCAGCAACGGTCTTATGGATCTGTGGGCGGAGTTCCGCATTCTCGATATGGGCAAGCGGCTCGGTCGGTTCATCACCCATTACCGCAA